CGCCTTTGTGCCCCGGAGGAACGTCCAACTTGAATGGATATCCTGCGCTTGTATCGCGCGGTATTCCTTTCATGAAGGGTACGTCATTGCCACGAACAGCTTCCTCAAAATCAAACACTTTAGGTCTGTCCCATGGTGCTCCAAATTCTGAATCTTTGCTCATGCGATAGGATACATTGTGACTCACAAGCTTTAAGAGGTTCGGCTCGATAGTTATGCTCTGTTTGCAGCACTTCGCTCTAGCTTTCTCCAGTGGATCCACAAGCACATCATCAACCATAATGGGTCTTAATATGCCGGGAGCCATTTTGCTCCGTATGAACTTGTTGTGAAGTGGACTTCTCCTAATGCAGGAGACACCTGAACTAGTCATGGGTCTGCTACTGCACTCGGCCCTAAAGCCTTTAACTTCGGTCCCAACCACGTCACTGTCGTCAATGTCTTCCATTTCGTCAGCAATTATCGTTGTATCGTATGGCTTCTCGAATGCTTTAAGAGCGAACTCAAGGTCTGATCTTACTATACGTGGGCCAAATCCTTTGCTTCCTGTTCCAGCAGTGTGCATTCCAAGGATCTTGCCAATTTGTACAGCTTTGTTAGCCTGCATCAATAGACCGCCACAATCACCAACACGCGTGTCTAGATCATATTCATAACCTGTAGACACACTGTAGTTCTCGTAATCGACTTTCTTTTTAATGACATTAGCTTTCAAACCTTGAATAAACATCTCCTCTCCATGCACCATATTTAATAATGCGTCGAATGAGCCTCTGTCAGCGAGGACAGTATCTGTAGCCCAATATTTGAGTATGTTTGGTGATCGTTCTATCACTTCTGGTATCTTTATAAAACACCAGTCGTGTTTTTCGCCATGCTCAGATGTCTTAATTTCGATCGCGCTTATTGGAATGTGCACTTCTTTCTCTGGCGTGAGTATTGACCAAATCGTTATATTGTCTGACTCGATATACTCTCCCTCGTCGATCCCATACTGCAATCGTTCGCCAAAGTGAAGAGGACAAAGTGCATGAAAAGGTACGATAAATGTGCATTTTCCCATAGGCTTGTTCGCATGAGGCAACCGGATCATATACTGGTTCCGCCTAGTGACTTTCCTAAGGATGTCAACAGCATTGCCATCTGACCCTGCCTGCGTCTCGAAATCCCTGTTGCCGCGAAGTTGCATGTGGCCGCGGTTTTGACGTCCAGCACGAGGCTTGAGGGTGAACGTAGAGAATTTGTCACCACCTTTACGGTAATGGCTAGGCTCTTTGTAATCCCTCTTGCCATGTCTAGCTCCACCAATACTTTGTGAAGTGGGCACATCTTTGAAAAAGTGATCATAGAAGTATTTTCCAGCTACGAGAGAGGCCAACACAGTAGCGATCAACGCCTTATACTGTGCAGCCACTTCACGTGCTTTCACTAATCTAACCCGCATCTTCTCCAAGTATGGTGTGATGTAGCTTGATGCAAGACTTGTCTTAGAAACATGCACCCCATCAGATTCTAAAGTCGGAGGTTCAATGATGAGCAACATGCCTATGAAGTTATCCCAATTTTGGGCCTTTACTAGCATATCTTGGCTTTTCTTATCTGCCAATATCCTGACTATATAGTCTCTGTTGAGCTTCGTTTCGGCATAGATCAGGTCTATAACGTC